ACAGGTGCTGTTCTTGCTGACGCTTATGCGTTGATTGAACGCCACGACTTGCGTGTTGCTCGTGTTTTCATGAACGCTCGTGACTATGCGGATCTTCGTAAGTTCGGTCGTGACATCCTTGATATCGAATCTCAAAGAGATCTTCTCAAGACAGGTTTGATGGCTACTCTTTGGGGAGCTCAAATCATCACATCTCGTATCGTTCCTGTTGGAACAGTATATGTTGCTTGTGAGCCTGAGTATTTCGGTCGTATTCCTGTTCGTACAGAATTGACCGTTCTTTCTGCTGACGATCCAAAGGCTCGTACCATTGGTTTCTCAGTATTTGAGAACTTGGGTATCGGATGTTTCAATCCAAAAGGACTTGTTCGTTTGTCTATCACTCGATAATCCTTTTCCGAATCGGATTACTCCTAAGACCCTCCTTGTTCTGCAAGGGGGGTTTTTTTATTGAGGTCATTTGGGTATTCGGTTTATATTTCCAAAGGGAGTGAAAGCATATACGAATGGACAGAGATGGAAGAATTAGCAATCACAGATTTTCGGTTGGCGGGGTTTCTCTTGGCGAGAGATGTGAGGTTTCTCAGAACGGAACAAGGGGATCGAGGAGATGTCCTTTTTGTATTCTGTGACAAGGACAAGAAAGCCACAGATACCTTGAATATGTATCCTAATTCTCCTGAGCAAAAGTACGATAGTGCGTGTAAGACAATGCACGATTTTGTGAAAGCCATCAAGAGAACACGAAAATAATTTCGGTTATTGTTCAATAAATGTTCCTATTTGATTGACGAGTATTGGATTTATTGGATTTCGATCAACGATTGTATTGAAACAAAACAACTTTTCTTTTTTTATAGGAGTCTAAAATGGCTGATATTAGTAAAATTCTTTTTTACGAAGCAGGTCGTCCTAAGCAACTTAACAATGCCACATCAAGTCTTGGTGGCGATGTTCTTCGATTGAACAACATTACTGTTGATGAGCTCTTGACGGTCGCAAATCTTTCTATTCAAGGTTCGTTGGATGTTGCTGGAGATATCAATTCTTCGGGTTCAACCAACATCGTAACAGGCGATCAATTTATTGATCTTAATGCAAATGCTGATGGTACATCAAAAGCAGGTGGTTTGGCTGTTGTTCATAATGTAATCAACACCGCTAATGTTGATTCTTGTACGGCATCGACCAATCTCATCACCTTTGATGCAGCAATCACTCCTGTTGGAGCCACAGGTTCTATCAATGGTACAGGTTGGGGTGCAGGTGATTCTGTCACTATCACAAATGCAGATGGTTCAACCAACACTTTTACCCAAACAGCCTATAACTCGCTTGCAAATCTTGCGGCAGTTATTCAAGGTGAATCCACTGTTTCCACAGCAACTGTAAATGCAAATGACATTGTTGTCACTTTCGTTGCTGGATACAGACACAACGCTGCGAAATTTAGTGGAACAATCAATGGATCAGCATTGGCTATGTCCTCCGCTATCTCAGGTGGTGTTGGTTTCAGCGCAGGTGATATCATTGTTGCCAAAGGCTTTGAAGCTGATGGTGCTCCTGAGATGAATGGTCTTTATGCTATCACTACCATAAATCTTGATGGGAGTAGTGATCAAGAGAGTGTGAATATTGGTTCTATTGGTGGTGTCACAGGTGCTGATTTCCTTCAAACCAACATTCAAAACGATGTCGCTGCTGGTTCAAGTGGTACTATCTCTACTTGTGCTTTGACCGCGATTGCTGTTGCTGATGGTGCGAATGTTAAGAATTCTTTAGGAGCAATCTCCAAAGGTTCTCTTGTTAATCTTCGTTTGACAGACTTTGCGATTTCCTCTGCAAATACAATTCATCGCTATGAAGTATCAAATGTTGGTCTCCAAGATGTCTATAATGTTGGAAATGAAATCACAATGACCACAGGTAACGACTTTATCATCAATAAGCCTACAAGTGGAAATTCTTCGATCTCTCTCCAAGCGAATGGTCAATCTAACTTTACCGTTGAGAGTGCTGGTCTTACACTTGAAACCAATAGCGACAGTAATGGAAATAGTGGTGCTCTCCAAGTTCGACCAAGTGACAAGGGTGCTCAATATGGTATCAAAGAGTTTGTGCAATCTGCAGGAATTGGCAACGATGCTGCTTTGTATCCTCTTGATCTTGCCACAAGCCTTGCTATTGGTGATCTTGTGAAAATTACCCCTGCTGTTGCACCTTCTGTGACCTTTACTGTTGCACAAGCCTCTGCTACTGCAAACATTACAAGTATCACTTTGTCTATTCTTTCTGACCTTACAAATGGATCTACACAAAATGTCACTCTTAGCCAACCAGCGGACTTTACAGTCACCAATGGGGATGCTAGCGCAACCGCAAATAGTATCAAGACAGCAATTCAAGGAGTGACTCCTACATTGTCAGGTACCTCTTTGTTTGTTGAGGTTTTGGCTAATGGTAATGACTATGATATCAAGGTTTCTCACGAAGGTGTAGGTGCTCTTGGTAATGTTGGTTCAAATGCCGTAAGTGGTAGTGACCTTTCTGTAAGTAATGCTAGTCTTCAAGGTGGTACAAATGCAAAGGTTGAGAAAGCGAGTGCAGTTAATTATGATTCTTGCAAAGGCTTGATTGGTTTCTGTATGGATGCTACAGGTGGTACGGTTAATGCGTTTGACTCTATTCGAGTTGCAGGTGCGGGTTCTCTGTTGGAAACATCAAGTGCTTCTGTTTCTTATGGTGATATGGGTAAGCCTATCTATCTCTCAGCTTCAACTGCGGGTGCTATGACTGTTCAAGATCCTACAGGATCAAATCAGTGTGTCTATCAAGTTGGCGTTGCTGTTGGTGTGAATCAACTTTATGTTCTGCCACAATTCATCGCTGAACTCCCATAATCATCCTTTGATTGTGTGATTTTTTCACAAACCCCTCAATCTTTTGGTTGGGGGGTTTTTTTATTCTTTCAATAATTGTGTGGGTATGATACACAAGGAGATTTCATTATGGATGGAAAGAAAGTAAATCTTGGACTTGGCGATGCAATTATTCGCTTGGTCAAGGTGCAATTCCAATCCCATTTGGGTTTTGGGGATACAAAGGCACAGAACACAGAAGAAACCAAGTTGCTCATTCAAGCACTCAACCACATCAAGTTGGACTTGGGTTTTGATTGCGACAATGATGGGGTGCTAGACACCACAGAAGATTTTCAAGACATAGACATTTTCAATCTCTCTGCCAAGACATCTTGTTGTCGTATTATGGAGGATGATACTCCCCCTCCCGCCAAGATGGACTTTCCTATGGCAGAATCAGCTCTTGAAAAACCAAAAACTAAAACAGTTCGTAGAAAGAAATTTAGGAGATAACAATGATTGTTTCAAATATCGGTTTGATTTTATTGGCATTTGGGATTTGCTTTGGCTTGCAACACAAAGTATCGTTCCTACATAAGAAACACCCTTTTCTTGATAAGATGTTGAAATGCACTTATTGTACGGGATTCCACGCAGGATGGATCGCTTGGTTGTTCGTATGTGCCATTGATCAAAAGTTTCCCTCTGATAGTGTTTTGAGCAATATCTTGATGACACTCGGATTCGCTTTTGTGTCCGCTATCTCTTGCTACATTATGGATATCCTTCTTCGTTGGGTTGAATCTCACATAGAAGAATATGAGGTCGTTGAGGAAGAAGAATAATGCCAATCGCTCGAACAGGTGGTGCTAGTGCAGCGGGGGTGTTCTTTTCCGAACCATACCCCTCTCAAGATGTTCTATTGGCAGGTTCTTTGGTTTCGATAGACACCTCCAATGGCACTCCTGAAATAATTCTTGCTGATCCCTCCAATGCCGACAGGTTATTGGGCTTTGCGGTATCAGGAATAAACATTGGAGATGTTGGCAAGTATGTTGTGAATCGAGGAGCTCTCGTCACACCTATCGTTGCGGGCGGGGGTGCTTTGACCCCCAATGATCCTGTCTTTGCTGTCGCCAATGGTGAGGTGTCCCATACACCACCCACAACAGGTTTTTCTGTGCAAGTGGGCTTTGCGATTTCAGCCACACAAATTATTCTCACAACGGATTTCAGAGTAGAATTCTAATGGGTACAATGACAACACACAATCTAGGAGTACAGATATGCAATTTACAAAAGGACAATTTCAAGAGTACCGAGCCACAACCAAGATTCATATTGGGGCAGAGGGTATTGATATTCATCAAGACGATACCTTTGAGTTTGATGGACAAACATTAAAATATGGTGGGAAAGACTATACTGTTCCGACCATTCGTTCAGCCATCAAGGCGGGTTGGTTCGTTCCAGCGACAGACACCGACACAACCTATGTAGCGAAAAGCGCGGCTATTTCTATTCGTTCTACCAACACAGACGAGAAGAAACAAATGCAAGTACAGACCGTACAAAGCGAAGAAAGGGTTGTTGGTCGAGCTGTAGCGGAAACACAAGAAGCCTCTACTGTTCAGGCACAAGATGAGGGAACACCTATTGCGACAACGATGAAAACCTCTGCGAAGCAAAAGACTGTCTTGACAGACCGAACCAATGTAGATCAAGAGATTTCCAACCTTGAGAACACACAGGTCAAATCAAGCAAGTTCAAGGTCATTCGACAAGAAGATCAACAAGTAGAAACACCTCGTTCTTCTGTCACAACAGAAACAACACCTCAAGCACAAGAAACCGATCAAGGGATGGTCGTTGGGAAAATCAAGACACCAAGTAAGCAAAAACTTTCTCTTGATGGAACGAACAAATCTTTTGACGATGCCTATCGACCACAGAAAGCGGAAATCTACAAGATCGCAAAGCCAACAGGAGATGTTGATTCTCAAATTGAGGGTGAGGAGCTCACAGAACTTCTTCCTGAGGCAGCAATAGCGAAAGCAACAATGCCCAGCGAACAAGTTGAAACAAGTACCACAGAAGAAATGGTCACAACAAATACCGTTGAGTGGGATTTGAAAGCCCATTGGAAAACTCGTGTGAAAGAAGCAACGAACTTGTACGAAACAGACCGAGAGGCTTTCGATCAAGTGATGTCAATTGAAACCGAGAGTGTCCAAAAGCGAATCAACGAGGCTATCTCTCAATAAGTCGATAACCCTTTTATATTTAGCACCCCAATGATAATACTTTGTCATTGGGGTTTTTTTAGTCATGAAGAAAAAAGCAAATTCTAGTTATGCGTCTTGGGCTCTCATTATGGAGGGGGTCACCTCTGCGAGAGTGGAAGCCTATCGCCTTCGACATCTTTTGAATAGAACTCTCGCTTTGGTCGAGAAATCTGAAAAGAAAGACCATCTCTATCAAGTAGGTGGTGATATTATCTCAGGATTCCCTCAACGATTACATCGCCTAGAAGAAACACTCGATAGGACATCCTACGCCCTATCAAAAATGGGAGAATCTCATCTCCGAGAGCGTTTGCCTATCTCCGACAGAGAAAAGGTAGAGGAGAGCATTGAGCGAGCTGCACCATTATCTCCCTCTATGAGAAAAGCCTATGAGAATGTTGTCCGAATCGCAAGTCGGAAAGAGTTCTTTGATGTACTTGTCCCACATTACAATCGGTTGGCGATGAATCCAAAGAACAAGACAGTCGTTCTCCAATTAATTAAGTTTTGGTTTATGGATTCTCTCACAAAGATTCCATCTAAGGATGAAACTTGGTTTGCCCAAAGCCAAAAAGTGACAGGGGATGCACCCCCTTTCACTTTCGATCTCAAAGCCACAAAGCCAAACAAAGGCTATGGGGGAGGACACCTAGAGATTGGGAATGGTGTTCAATTTGCTTTTACGGATCACGCTGTCGTTCGTAGTGCTCTCAGAAATGTGACTCTCCAACAAGCGATGAATGTTGTTCGTACTCACCTAATGAGCGTTTCTAAATATGAATCGTCTTTGAGCAGAGAATCTCATTTTGCACAGAATTTCAATGATGGTCTTGCCGCAATAGATAAAGGTATTGAGGTTCGCTACACCATTACGGGATATCGACCATACCGATACCCAAATAAGGCAAAGATTATGGATAGGGCGAAAATCATTATCCATACGGTCATTCAGAATGGACAAGTGGAGAGCGCGGGTTCTTTGGATTTGAGTCAATGGTTTGATCCTACAATCATTGGGTTGAAATCTTGGAATGATATGAATTGGAATGATGTCCGAGATAGAAGATAGGCAAGATGAGAAAGTTCAATAGAAAGGTTGCATATAGCCCACCCGCATCCGAGCTTCCCGGACAACAAACCTATGTTCGAGAAAAAGATGATACGGGAACAGGCGACAAGGACAGGTCACCTGATAGTGTCTTGTCACCTGATAAGGCAACTCCAAGATCGCCCACTCGTCCTGACAGTAATGGTGAGGACAATATCAAGCATCTTGGTCCAGCAACTTTCAATGTTCCTGATGGCTCTGCCGATGAGATTAAATCTCGTACTCGTCCTGCTGAGGGGGAACAATATGGACATCCCTATAATGATCAAACATCAAATGTTCGTGTAAAAAAGAACATTCGGACATCTTCTATTGAACAAGCCCTTGAACGAGAAATGATTCAGAGGGTGGCGAGTGCTTGGATAAAAGAAGCTGTCATTCGTGTGAGAGAAAGACCACATGTGAAACCAAAAGGTTTGTTCAACACAAGATACAAACAAGACCGACCGAAATCACAACAGAATCATCACCCAACCAGCGACCTCTTGAAGAAGAAACGATACTACCGCAGAAACAAAGCCAAAATCCGAAGAAAGAATAAGGTTCGATACAAGAGAAAGTACAAGAACAACAAGAGGTGGAAAAAGGTTCAAGATAGAAGAAAGACCAATCCACAAAAGCACATTCGGAAATCACCGAGCAAATCTATTCTGAAAAGAAATAAGAGAAAGCACCAACAGAACTACAAGAAAAGAAACCGTATGGCTATGATTGAGCGAGTTGCCTCAAGATATTTGGGTTTGCTATGAGTGAAGAAAACGACATTGAAGAAACAGAGGAACATCTTGCTGAGGAGATGATTGCCTACAAGAGAATGACACCCTCTCAGATTCGCAAGCGAGAACAAACCAAAAAGCGAAATCGAGGGAAGAACATTCAAAAGAAGCGCAAGAATCGACAAAATTATCGTAGGAAGCGAAACAAGTTTCGATTGAAAAGAAAAAAGTGGAATAGAAGAACGAGAGGTCGGAGAAGATATGCCGAGCTCCTAGCTGAGAGGTATGTGATGGAGAATATGATTCAAAGAGTCGCGGATATGTTCTACGAGAAAAGACCTCCCGATGAGGATGAAATTTATCATCCAAGTGGAACGAACTATTCTCCGAGTGGTGGGAATGGCTATTACAAGTTTGATCCCTCCAATAAAGAAAGACGCCCCAGCGAATTGCAGAACACAGATGGGGAACAACCTGATGTTGGAAATACATCGAGAGTTGTGCCGAATGGTCAATTTGTGAAAGCATCCGCCACAAGAGTCGCACAACGATATTTACAAATGAGAAAATAAGATGTCTAGTTCAAAGAGAGTTGCTTCAAGATATATACAAGCGAAATCAATGGAGAGTATTCTGTCCTCTACATCTCGCAAGGTCATTGATGCCTCCAAATCTTTGTCTGTTCAGAACAATGGCGATGGAACATTCAAGGTTTCGGGAGGAAAAGATACACATACGGTCAAGACTCAACGGAATGGACAAGACATAAAGGTTTCTTGTACTTGTAATGCGTGGGTATTTCAAGGTTCAGAGTATTACGCACACGAGAAAGGTTATCTTTTAGGAAAGCCAAGAGGTAATCTTGCACCTCCGAAAGTTCGTGATCCGAAAGGAATCAACGCTTCTTGTAAGCATGTGGCAGCTGTGTTCAGCTCTTTGTCCTCAATGGTTCGTTTAGGTAGGAGAGAGGATATTCTTGAGAACCTAGAGATTCAAAAAAGCATTTGCCAAGATGTTTCCGATTGGAAAAACATTCTTAATGTGATTGAGTTCGATCCAAAATTGGATTTCCCCGCTAATGATGAGGCACTTATTTCAGAAACAATACAAGGAGATAAGCGATACAAAGATCAATATGCGTTTTCTCACCCTAAGATATATTCTCACAATGGAAGAAAAACACCTACTATCATTAGTTTCACAGAACACGCTATCACAAGAGCAATTTCAAGAGATATTTCTACCACCGAGATTCGAGATTTAATCGTTTCAACGATAGATAAAAGTCCCGAACGATTCATAAAGAAATTGAACAAGGCAAAAAAGCGCGGCAAGGCACTCTATATAGGGGATGGAACTGTGGTGGCGGTCATACGAATCCATACAATAAAGAACCGAACTAAGGCGAAAGACACAAGTTCTATGTATCGAAATCAAGAGGGCTCTTGGTCTTACAACAAAGAACTTGGCATAATTGTCAAAGACAAGAACACACACATTAGAGTTTATACTCTTTTCTCAGATGATTCCGATGTGGGAGAACCTCTTGGTGAGGATGTCGCTGCTAGGTATCTTCCTTGTCCTTTGCCTGATTTTTACGATGAGTTTAGCACCCACACAGAACAATCCAAACTAAAGAATTACGAGTGGTCATATCGTCTTGCTGGTATGGTACAACGAATAACAAAGCGATGGTTGGATCGTTAATGTGTCTATACATCAATAACTCATAGGAGAATACCAAATGCCAATATACACATATCAATGTATGTCTTGCGAGAATGTCTTTGACAAGATGCGTTCTTTTTCAGATAAGAGTGCGGTTTCTTGTGTTGAGTGTGATTCTTTGAACACCCAACGACAATTGACCTCTCCCACCTTTATATTGAAAGGGGATGGTTGGACAGGAAAGAACATCAAGATCAAGGGGCAAATGCGACAGAAGAATCGTGCTATCGCACCCAAAGAGCAAGAGTTCGCAAAAGACTCCAAAGAAATGAAAAGTATGCGTATTCAACCCAATGTAGATGGGGAACAAGTAGATAGTTGGTCGGAAGCTCAGAGATTGGCTCAATCAAAAGGGAAAGACACAAGTACCTATGATGCTCTAGTCAAGAAAGAAAAAAGAGGTGATTTATGATTAAGAATGTTCGGTTGGTTGGTCGCCAAGATGAAATGGTAGATATAATGATTCCTGATCGTAAAGGAGTTTCTGCCTACAAGATTTTGGTATCTCCCACATTAGAGGGTGCGTATGACCTCGATCCTGCCTCAACAGGTTTGGTCGAGCTTGTTGAGATCGCACCACAACAAGTTTATATTTCTCCCTCGTTGAAAAGACAAGGTAGAGAAAAGCAAATGGGTAGCAATCGAGGAATCTCTCGTGTTGTATTCAATATCAATGACTTTTCGATTTCTAATCCAAGTATTCCGAATGACGATCAGCAGTTCTATCTCCGAGTTCAAGAGGTAGATATGGGGGGAACAGCAACAGCTCTATCTCCTATCTTGATCGTTCCTCCACCTGAGTTCTATTATTTCCAACAAGGAACATTGACATTGGTAGCGACAATTCCTGACACAGGATTGAGTCAAGGTGATCTCCCAAACAATTCAGCTCTTAGTTTCATTGTTCCAAAGTTCGCCTCCTATGTCCATATGCTCCAAACAAGTGGTGCAGGGCAACTATTGTATTCTCCCGTTGAGAGTATGCCTTTGATAAATATCCCCGCAGGTGGATTGAATCTTTTCTCTTGTGCGAACAAACAATTTATTTTCTCAACCGATGGTGGGGCTGCGACCTTTCAACTCTTTGTTTCGGTTGTTTTGGAAGGATCACCTTAATTCTGTGAATAATCTTTCTATATTCTTTTATATGTGCCTCCCAATTTTGATGGGGGCTTTTGGAGAAATCTTCATTAATTGTTCAATACTCATATCTATTTGAGTAAAGACCCTATCAAAATATCTATTCTAGGAGAAAAAAATGGCTGAACTTTTTGTAATCAATCTTGATGCAGACCTCGATGGTCAGTATCTGTCTGATTTGCCTGTTGTAAATGCGACACCTGTTGCTCGTCAAATCGGATTTTATTTGGGAACTGCTTTGACAGCGACCTCTGCGCAAGCCTCTAGCCTAGCTACTTACCTTGCCTCTGCTGAATTTACAGATTCTACCGACGCACAAGTTGCTCTTGGTGATGTTTATGTTGATGACGCTTTGAGTGCGGCAAATGCTTTGGGTGGAGGTGCTGCGGGAATGTATTCTTCACAAGGAACACTACTCTATGCACAAGGCGCTCTTGATGCTGCTGATGAGGTTCTTCTTTCTGAGGTGGTTGGAAAGATTATCGCAAACTTTGTTGTTGAGTATGCAAATGGAGATCACACAAATGCAATCACATTGGCTAATCTTGAAGCAGAGATTGACGCGGTATTGATTGCGGGTAGTGCTACAGGAACAGCACTTGTTTGTGAAAATGTTTCTTCAGGGTTGGCTGTTACACAAAAGGCTGCACCTGCTCACGACCTTGATGCTGATGGTAATGTTGCTTTGACAGGAATCCTTCGTATCCTTATGGGTGCAGAGCCAAGTGGCGCAGGAACATTCGCTGAGGGTGCTATCATTGGAAACCACAGACTTATCGGTGGGACTCGTAGAATCTATTCTCGTGACCGTATTGATGCTTGTATTCACGAAGGTTCTCTTTCACATTTCAAATCTGCTACTGCTTTCGATGGATCGGCAAAACCCGCTGGTAAAGGTGTTCAATGCCTTATCCTCAACGAAAGTGGCGCAAAGCAATAGGGAGAAAACATGGCTGAGATTTTTGTAGTAACGGCTGACGCTGATTTTGCAGGACAATATGTTTCTGATCTACCTGTGATCAATGAAGCTCCTGTCTCTCGCCAAGTTGGTTTTTATCTTCCAAGTTTGGCTTCTGCCTATGCAACCGAGTTGAGTTCTTACTTTTCAGACGAGGGTGCTAATGTAGGCGCACAAGGTGACGCGGATGGTTTGGCTACTTTCGTTATCGCTCGTGCTCTTGCGGGTGAAACTCTTGATGAGACAAGCGTGACAACCGCAGATGGTAGTGGTGCCGACTATGGTACAGGAAGTGTTGAGGGTGTTCTTCGTATTCTTACGGGTGCTTCTCGTGACACCAATGGCAACTTTGCTGAAACAGGAGTCGTAGGAAATGGTCGCTTGATCGGTGGTAAGCGAAGGCTCTATCTTCGTGACCGAACCACCGCTTCTTTGGGTGAGGGCTTCTTGCGTACTCATTCAGATGCGGGCAACCTTGTTGTGTATCTTGTGGATGGATCTATCGCTTAAAGTTCGGTATCCGTTCAATAATGAGAGGGTGGTTGAGAAATCAATCACCCTTTTCTATTTTTGGAGAATGGACATTATGTATCCCAATAAGAAACAGCCCTATGTAGAGGGGAGGTATCGGACGAGTGACCTTTACTATGCCGCCTATTTGAAAGTTGCGGGTGTTGTGTTCCTAGACACAGAGAAAGAGGGGCATCGGATATTCTTTGTTTTTGAGAACAACAATTCAATCAAAGAGTTGAAGAAAGAATATTTCAATCGGACATCGAGAGTTCCAGCTCTGACATACGCGGATGAGATTCGCACAATGAAATCACTTACACACATGGGTGGGAGATGAGAGAGAATCTTGCCCTCCTTCTGTCGTTCGTTGCGATAGCATTGGGCTTGGCGATCATAACAATGGGAGTGACCTTTGTTGTGGGCTTTCTATTGTATCTCTTTGAGAGTTTTTGGGGTGTGTTCATTCTTGTGTTTCTTCTTTGGTTCATCGCTTGTTTTGCGGGTGGTGTTTTTCTCTCAAAGATGAAACGGTGAATTCAATATCTTTTTTATATTTTTACAATGGTGTGGAGAAATTTATGAACCTACGATCAAAATTAATTCGATTGGCGAAAAACAATCCTGAAATCCGAGAGGACATCTTGCCCTTGTTGGTTGAGAAAAAAGCAAACAAAAAGGGCTTTTATGTCGTTGAATCGGAAAATGGTGAGTTCTTTGCTGTCGCTGAGGAATTTATCCGAAAGAAATACATAGGGGATTTTACTCCTTATGAGAATTGGAATGGTCGTGTTGATGGTGAAATTTTCGCTGGGAGTCACAGAGATCAATTGAAAAGTATTGATGGATTGTTTTGGTCGGTCAATATGATGTATGGTCTTTTTGATGAAGGCTTGGTCAATGAAAAAATTATTAAGGCATTTCAATAAGAGAAAAACCTATGTCCAATTTAAGAAACAAGATCATTCGTTTGGCACATAAGAATCCTGAGCTCAGAAAACACTTATTGCCATTGGTTTCAAAGACAGCGGGCAAGTTCAAGCCTGCACCAAAGATCAAAAGCAAGGAAGAAGCAGAGGCTATTGAGAACACTAAGTGGCAAGATTGGGAACCTGTTCAACTCCCTGATGATCCCTCAAGATATTTCTTGAATAGTCCTAAACTCGTAAAGCCAAAGTTGAGTGAGGTTAAGCCATCTCGCGCTCGTGAGGGTGGTATCGCAAATGCCAATAGGTTAATGTGGCTGACTTTCAATGGGTACAATCCAAAGCGACAACCTATCTCTTTGCGTAAAGAGATAGATGGCTCTTACACAATCCTTGATGGGAGTTCCACCTATGCAAATGCGAAAGCAAATGGCTGGAGAGTGATATGGGGTGTTGTTGTGGAGGATTTGAGTAAGGTTGATGGTGGAGAATATGGTAGCCAAAGTGGTGGTGGCTTAGAAGAACTCCCAAGAAGAAAAAGGAAGTTCTGATTCCTACTCTAGTGTGAATATTTGCCATTGAAGAACCTGAGGGTGAAATAAGGCATAAAATTACAACTACAATGTGAATAACTTTTCTATGAGAGTGTGTTTGATATGAACGCACTCTCATTTTTTTTGGTTCTCGTTTTGTTGATTCTCGCCTATCTCTGTTGGCGAGTTCTTGCCTTTATCAACAAGCACCCATTCTTCTGTTTGTTTCTCGTCCTGTTTCTATATGAGTGGTTCTTCAAGAAGAAAAAATAAGTGCGTGTTTTGTACCTGAAAGTGTAAATCTTGTACCTTTAAGTGTAAATTATGTACCTTTTGGTGTAAAAAGCGTACCTCTTAGTGTAATTTATGTACCTCAAAGTGTAAATTGCGTACCTTTTTGCGTACATAAAAAAAGAACCCCCAATGGAAGCCAAAGGGGGTTCAAGTCACATTACCTAGAAAGAGGGTGTTATCGAATCAAGAGCATCTCAACGGTACATCGATCCCAAAGGTCTTTATTTCGACCTCTCATGTGAGGGGATGTCCCATAGGTTGTACTCTTGGCAATCTCTAACATTTGAGATCCATTTGTATCCCAAATCTTTTTCATTTCCTTGAGGGTTTTTGTCCAAGTGAATTTGTTGGTTTTCTCATCGTAGTTCAAGAACACTCGGAAAGCACTCAATATTGGATACAGAGCCGATCTCTCAAGAGAGTAGTTGCCTTGTGTATCAAGGAAATAGAAATCGGTTTTTCCATTCTTTATGATAGAAAGACGACCGCCTTTTCGACCCGCTTTCGCATTGTTCCAAGCATCTCTCGCTGTGGAGGAAATGTAATCTGACATCTCAAGAAATATGGGAGTGTGTTCCGCGAGAGAATCGTACAAGTCAAGATTCTTCAAATAGTGATCTCGATACCCCGCCTTTGCTGAATATGCTCGAATAGGAACAACTCTTGATGAGGCTGAGAAATCTCTTGTGTTGAACATATAGAGATGGGCAAGAATTGTTTCAATGTCAATCTTCTCGTTCCCATTCTCATTGTAAGCCACATTGTTCTCATACACTTGACCTTTGATAGCATCTTTGATCTTGTCAAACTTGTTATCAAGATTCGCAAGGGATTTCTCTTTCACTTGGATTCCTGTATTCAAGCCTCTCGCAATCTCAGAGATCAACTCGTCAGGATAGTTCTCAAGAACCTCCATCTTGACAAATTGTTGAATATTGTCGCCTTGTTCGTTTCGTTCCAAAATAGAATCTTGGCTCTCAGAGATAATGGTGTATGTATGTCCTCCATCTAGGATGCCATGCAAGTGTTGATCGTCAAGAACAATCGAACATTCTTCTCTCTTTCTGTTTCGTTGGAAAGATTCAACAGAGATCGTAATGCCTTTGTTCTTCAAGTGGAAGATATTCTCAGGGGCATCGCCATCGTTCAAGAGCTCCGCCTTGATCTCTCTCCACAACTTACGATTGACCTTTGGCTGTCGAGGATTGGGTTTGTCGGAAACTCCTTGTGGGAGATCTGACACATTAACAAGTAATGTCCATCTGCGAGTGTTGTACCCATTGGTAGATAGAACATTAGGTTCAGGGATTTGGCGAATTGCTTTCGCCTTTATCGTGTATTTTGTTTTCATAAAAACTCCATTCTGAAAACTATTTTGCTTATCCTGAAATCCATCAGGGGAACAAGGTCATCTCGTTCCATTGTTCTATACAGACATTTGATGGTAAAGTGATCGGAAAGATTGATTTTTCTTTCTATATTGTTCGTTGAAGGAGAACCTCAATAGAGAATGACTATGAAAAAAGAAGCCACAGACCAATTGCGAATCTACGAATATATAGATGAAGATGGGAATGTCTTTTGGTCATTTACGGAAACTACCCCTCGTGTGGAGTTCCGAAAACTAGAGCTCGTAGATAGGGCGGGTATGCAATTCAATCGTTGGAATTTCGAGTTGAAGAAAATAGTTCGAGTGGCGGATTCCGAAAGACTTCTTGCCGAATTAGAGAAAACAACAATCATTGAGGATAAAAATTGGGGCAAAAACCCAAAAAAGTGATCACATAGACAACCAAAGTTGGTATATTCAAACACAAAATAAAACTCACCCCAAAAGGAGAATATATGTCCGACAATAATTTCGGTGCTGTTGATACAGCAGTCTTACAACAACTAAATAGCCTCAAACAAGCAGCTTCTGACATCACATCTGAAATCGGAAGCCTTGAAATCCGTAAAGCACGCTTGATTGGTTCTCTTGGAGAGGTAGAGAATCGCGCTCAACAAATTCTTTCGGATGAGGGTAAGCGATTAGGTATTCCTGAGGGTACCGCTTGGCAAGTGACATCAGAGGGAGAGGTCATTGTTGCACAAGAAACCAAAGGTGAAACTGAGTAATTGAACCAAGTTCGTTATTCGTCTTATATGAACCCCATAGATAGAATGTCTGTGGGGTTTTTTTATGGGATACGAAACTAATGTGTGGCGACCTGCCTCTGAGTTTCCATTTGCACCTGCCAATGTTCAAGTCATACATGGTTTTGACAAGGGAGTGGTAGATTTGAAATGGGATGATCCCTCTGTGATATCTATTGTTGATACGACACAGAGATGGGATAACCCTGTTTATTCCGCTTCCGCTAATCTTGGAGGTCAAAATAACGGTGCTTGGGATATTGTGGGTGTCAATATCTATCGTTCAACGGATGGAGATCGCGGTCCATTCAAGAGATTGAATCAATATCCGATTGGTTCAGGGATGTTCCGAGATAGAACCGATAATGCCTTTGTGGAGAAAGAGCTCGTACAATGGGCTAGTGGCTGGCACACAAGAGGCGATGCCGCCTCTTTCAATAGTTGGACAATCCAAGTACAAAATTTCCCAATGGTCAAGAAAGAGGGAGGGGCGATCCACGCCAACTCCCCTTTTGATGTGGCTGTGTATATAAATGGTGTTCGAGTTCAAGTGGATAGAGTCAATGGCACAACAGGACAAATCACTCTCATTGATTCACCAACATACGACATCGCAAGGGAACAATTCAATCCTCCGATTCTTCCCAGCGAGAACTCTGTTGTTGAGGTGTCGTACTACCACAATGTCAATTTGGTAGATACGACTCTCGATAAGAAAGACAAGATTTGGTATCGAATCACAACGGTCGCAAAGAGTGATGAAACTCCAAGTGGGTTGATAGAAACACCTCTTTCTCACGCACCACCTGTTTCTCTCAGAGAGGTAGAAACTCTCGATTACATTTGGAGAGAAGCTCTCCGAAGAAATAATTGGATTCTTGAACAAGGGGGCGAAAGAGTCAAACTCTTTGTCCGAAAGAGATCAGGAATCACTTGCTATTGCACATTGGATGAGGAACTTGTTGAATACAGTAAGCAACCAAGTAATCGTTGTGAGAAATGCTATGGCACAGGATATGTCGGTGGGTACGAGGGACCTTATGACATTATTGTTTGTCCTGACGATGGAGAACAAGTGATCTCTCAAAGTGACAGAGGACGAAGAAAGGAACATACATACGAGTGTTGGATTGGACCAACTCCGAGTGTTTCACAGAGAGATTTTATCGTCAAGCAAGATGGCGAGAGATACAGCATTGGTTCTGTCAGACGACCAAGCAATCGTGGAAATCAGCTCAATCAATTCTTCAACATTGGGTATCTTGATGAGAGCGATATCCGATATCGTGTTCCTGTCACAGGTGTGTCCGAGCTCACATTCCCCGAAACGAGAACAACAAAAGATTACGATGGAGCTCCTTTTCCCGTTGGTGCAGACCGACAAGCGAGTCCAATGATTACAGAGAAAGACAATACACCTGACGACAAAGAACAAAGAGGTAGGACGCCTGTTTGGGAGAATCAAAATTACTAATGCCCTCCGTTATCTTTTCCATACCCGTTATCAAAGAGGCATCGCAGAATGGTCTATTGGAGAGATACATGCTCCAACAGACCAAGCGAGCCTTTTCGGATTATTTCGCAAGGGGTGGTCGAGGTAAGAAAGTCGCACAAGAGTTTGTGGGTTCTCTCTATGTAGAGAAAAAGGGTGGCGAGTATTCTTTGATGACCAAGTTTGATTTGGGAAAGCACAAAGACAAGACAACAATCGAGCTCCAAAAGAGTGGAGAGATGAAACGACAGAAATATCCTCGAAATCTTGATAGTGGGGTGTGGGTGTCTGCTTCAATTGCCGACAAGAACTTTCTCCAACAAGTTCAAGAGGATTGTGTCACCTATTACATCACTCTTTTTTTAGATGGGTTCTTATGAGGAAATACATTTTGACCTGTATATGCCCTTCCTATATTGTTTCTGAGATCAATAAAACCTTTTATCTCAGAGATACTTGGGTATTGTCTGAAAAAGAATACAACCAACCTTTTGTTCAGAGATTGCTTCGTATGGGTGTTTTCTCTGTGGCGATAAAGCAGGAGTGTAGAATGAAAAAGAAACCACCAACTACCAAAATACCACCATTTGTGAAAATGCGAGGGGGTGTTCCTAAGACAACACCTACCCCACCCTCTCAACAAGGGGTTTCTGAACAATCCCTCAAGGACATTGTTCAAGCAGAGATGGCTCAAATGAAACAACAGATAGTCCAAGAGATTTCAGGAGAGCTCTCCTCAATGTTGCAACAACAAGGGGGCGCACAAATGGATATGGAGGCATTGGGGAAATTGATTACACAATCCATACAAGCCTCTCTCCCCGTTGGTGGTGTCGCACCCGCTCAACAAGTGCAAGCGACTCCCATTGATGAGGATGACGAACCGATTTATATTCCCTCAAATATCACAGGGAGTGGTATAGTATCGGGGAGTTCTATGTCTGTTGAATCCATTTCAACAGATGATTCTGTTAGTGATGCCGCGAGTGCTCTGCGTGCTATGAAGAAAAAACGAAAAAAATAACTTATAGGAGAACATAATGTCTAAGAAAAAACAACTAGGTGTCGGAATCGATCTTGGCACTATGAATATCGTTTCTGCTCGTCAAGGGGAGAAAGGTATCGACATCCGTAGGATTCGAGATGCGTTTCTTGATCTTGACCTTTCTGCAAAGAAAATGTTGAAACTCTCAGGAGTGGATTTCATTGAGCGAGAGAACGAGATTCTTCTTATTGGAGATGCCGCACTCGAAACAGCGAATGTCTTTGGACAAGAGGCAAGGCGACCTCTTTCACAAGGTCTTATTTCCGCTGGAGAGATTGATGCCATTGAGGTTCTTGGTATTCTAGTTCGCCATGTGCTTGGAGAACCGACCGAAAAGAATGAGGTGTGTTATTTCTCTATCCCTGCCGCCCCTGTAGATGACCTCACAAGAGATGTAATTTATCACGAGGGTGTCTTTGAACGAATCGTACAAGAATGTGGCTATGATGCCGTTGCGAGTAATGAGGCGATGGCGATTATTTTTTCCGATTGTGCGAAAGAGGGTTTCAGTGGATTGGCGATTTCTTTTGGGGCTGGTATGTGCAACATCGCCCTTGCCATCAATACCATTGAGGGATTGTGTTTCTCGGTAGCGAGGGGTGGCGATTGGATTGACGCAGGTGCTTCTAAGGCAACGGGTTCAACTCAATCAAAGATCACAGCACTCAAGGAAGCAGGAATTGATCTTCTCAACCCAAAGACACGCGAAGAAGAAGCTCTTGCGGTCTATTACAAGAGTTTGATTAAATATTGCTTAAAGCACATCGCCAACGAGTTCAAGAAAATCAAAGGAAAGTTCAGTATGCCCAAGCCTATTCCTCTTGTCATTTCAGGTGGAACATCTAAGGCAGGTGGATTTGTAGAATTCTTCCAACAAGTTTTTGAAGAACAACGATCTCGTTTTCCAATTGAAATCAGTGAAATTCGACACGCCAAAGATCCCCTCAATGCCGTTGCACTTGGACTCTATGTTCAAGCCCAAAACGAATACGATGAGGACTAACCAATGGGTGTTCGAGGGATAATGAATGATGTGTTGCGACAACATGTTGCATTGGACAATCAAGATGTCCGATCTCCCTTGTATGTTGCGGGTGCTTTTGGGGGCAATCCGAAAGCCTACACAGACAATGCGATCAAGGTAGGAAAAATCGCACAAGCGAAAGGCTTTGCACCCTTTGTTCCACACACCTCCATTTTGAGTGGTGTCTATGGTTGTGACGAGAAAGAAGAAGAAAGGAACAATGGGATGGTATCAACACTCTCCCTTTTGATTGCTTTCGCACAGAATCCCTTTGCTCATCTTTGGGTGATTGAGAATGAAGATGGTACTCTATCTCAAGGAACACAAATGGAATATGAGGTGTGGTGTCAAGTCCGAGAGGGTTTGGGCTTGCCAAAAAATTACACACAGAAAAACTATCGAGATTGGCTAACCAATCTATGAGGATATTATGGACGAGAAAAAACTTGAAGAAATAGACGAGAGAATTGATAATGGTGTAGAAACCGATGAGGACATTGAGGTTCTTGTGGATTTCTACATTGACTTTATGGAAACATTGGAAGATTAGGCGATGTATTTTCAATTGACAGAGGCGATCAAGCGAAGAATGATCATTGAGCTGAGAAAGTATTGGAAAGACCATCCCAAATACCAAGATCTCATTGATAACATTCAAGGCAAGTTCTCGTTTAGAGAACGCCCCCAACATGGGATTATCGTAAAGACAGGCTCAGCGAATGTGGTGGGCTTGTCCTCTGACAATTTCGTGGGAACAATTTATTCCTATGTTTCTCTCGCACGAATCGACAATTATTTAGGTCAAGCGATAGAGTGGGTGCGAGAGGATAGCGCTGCCATTCGTAGAAACAAGGGGGTATTTCCAACACCCGCTGGGATCTATTACATCGAGCTCACACAAGACAATGAGTTCTATGTTGATCCTCTCCTTGATGTTCGGAACGAGGTGGTCGCACGAGTGACAGACACCGAGTTCCAATTGCAAAATGCTTTTCTCAATGGAACTCTCCGATTGTATATGCACCCCTCCCATCTCCCCTTGTACGAGGGAACAAATTATATGGTCGATCCCTCTACGGGTTTAATTACTCTCAATGAACCTCTTGCTGCAACTCTTTCGCTAGTTGCCGATTATCGGACACCACAAGCATCTTTGGGTCCATTTACTATCAAAGAAAACCACGCAAGGAGAGATATCATTGAGGGTGTGATCCTAGCCTTTGGTCGCAGATGTAAGAAAGGAGATCGCCTAGCGGTTGTTGTTTCCCCATATCGAGAAATGACCGCACTTGAATATGGGGGTCGGTGGGATTTGTCATTAGACTTTGACATTATCGCAAGGGATGTCTATGCCCAGCAAGAGATCGCAGATAGAACGGTCTTTTGGCTTTGGGGTGTCGCCCGTTCTTGGTTCAATCAAGAGGGGATTGAGATCACAGAGGTTTCTCTCGGTGGAGAAAGCGAGGAGGTCTATGACGAAACGGGAGATGATTACTACTACACATCTTCTTTCAGTATGGGTGTCACAACCGATTGGAGTATCCATGTGCCTCTCAACAAAAAAATAAGGAGAGTCATTCCTGAAACTCTCCTTACGAATAAGCAAGCCGCTAATATGTCAGATGAAGAACTTGCCACCGAACAACTCCCAAGTAATCTTGAGGCGGTCGAACAACTTGGCTTAGAATTGTCCGATCCATATTTCAATGGCAAGAACCAAGCCTACGAAACCATCAAGTAGGGTTCTTTCCTGCCCGACAATCTCTACACCAGCTCTGTGGAATGGTCTTTGCTTTCTTTGTACCTCCACTAATGGTTCGGTATCCAAAGACCTCGCCAATCTGTCCGACCTTATGACAATTGGGGCAAGATTTGTGAGTCTTTTCGTATCGGTCTATCGCCTCAATGAACATTTTCTTTGAGAGTTCTCCTTTCCCAATACGATGGTAGATCATAAATATCTTGCCATCACTTGTTTCAAACGATTTGATTTCTTGGTTCTCCATTAGATACCCCCATTGTCAAAGATTTCTCTTTCTTCAGGGGTGAGAGAGCTTCTGCCATTTGCTCTTACTTTTCTTCGTACCTTGCGATATTCTTCTAGTTTTTTCTTTTGTTCATCGGTCATTTCATTCATTGGAACACTCCTTTGTTGGTATTTTGTAATGTATCTACCAAATAGGGTTCTAAATGTGATCGATTTGGATGATTTTTTAATAACTTATCTATAACAATTTATATGTGGAGAGTATTTATGCCAATCTATCAATTTCAATGTCAAGCCTGTGGGTTATCTTTTGATAAACGATGGGCATACGCACAAGCCAAAGAAAAGGATTTCACAACCAAGTGTGGTTCTTGTGGTGAGCAAGTAAGACGAGAAATGACACCCGCGAACTTTCAATTTCAAGGCAAGGCAAACTCAGCCCTTCCTCAGAATACAGGAGTTCAATCTTTCGATACAAATTATGATCGAGTGATTGGTTCTGACGCTGAACAGAAGTGGAAAATAGTACAGAAAAGACAAGAAGAAAAAGCAGCCTTGTTGAGAGATAATCCTGACAAGAGTGGCAAACACATCCGAAGAAATATTGATAATCACTATGAGGTGGTTTCTGACAAAGAGAAAAATGCTTTTGAGTTTGGTAGTGCCGTTGGTAGCGCCGCGAAAGACAAAGGTAAGAAGATACAATGATCGTTATTGTTTCTATAAACTCATTTGACAGAGAACACATCTTTTTACAATGAGAGGTAAATATGGCATTTCCAAGTTCAAACTATGCACCGCCAAGTGTATATACTCGTACAAATTTTGAATCACCTATTCAAGGGACACTAGCGGGTGCAAAAATCCCTTTCCTTATCGGAGTTGGTTCTGAGATTCTTACTCAATCCGATTTAGAGGTGGTTCGAGGATCGTCCGCTGTTGTTGATCAACAAATCGTTCAAGAAGATATGGCAGGTCGAGTTGTTGTTTCAGAATTGCAAAGCGGCGAGGTTGTTCTTGGTTCTTACGATGGTGAAACCGCTAAGATTCAAGTTCGCAACTACCCTATCGTCACAGGGAATGGAACAGGCACCACCTCTACAAAGCCAAGCGATGTTTCTGTGGTTCTTAATGGAAACCCCGTAGTGGTTATCGCTCTTGATGGTGCAAAAGGTATTTTGACTCTCTCTGAGATTCCAAAAGAAAACGACATTTTGAAAGTGACCTATTTCTTTAATAGAACAGACACCCTAGTGACAGACGATGTGTCCTCTCAAGTATCTAGCGAGGGTGTGGCTCTGTTTTCTCAGAAAGCAGAGAATTATTCTTTTGAGAGTGGTGTCACCGACACTCTTGTCTTGATTGTGGATGGGACAACTCTTGCGATTCCAATGTCAGGTTCAAGTGTTTCAGCTGCTCAAGCCGTTGCACAAATCAAATCGGGTGCAGGTTCAACATCTTTGTCTGCTACCACTTTTGTGAATAACGAGGGCAACACAGCGGTATCTATTACTGCCGATAGTGAAATCATTATTGGAGATGGTGGTGCTAATGTTGTTCTTGGCTTTGCACAAGGCGAGAGCTCAGGTCGAGTTAAAACCTTTTACACATTCAATGGTCCGATTGTTGATGGTTCAAATGGTGGGGTTGTCACAACAGACACCGCCCATGTTGTTGTTAAGGTAGATAATATTCAAGTGATTCCACAATCTGTTGATGGATATTCTCGTGCGGTGACTCTTTCTGTTCCACCTGCGGCTGGTTCTACGGTCACCATTCAATATCATTTCAACACTTGGGAAGACACTTTCGATTATCTTGCACACACAGGAATCACCGAGATTTCTCTTGTGGGTGAAACTCCAAGTAAAGCAACATTTATCAATGGTGTTGATTATATTCTCAAAGATGACAAGATCATTTGGGGAACAGCAACTCTCGTTGAGAGTGGCGACTACACACAAGGTGGAACTCTTTTTGGAGAGAACCAAGTGACATCTACTTTGGTAGATCACAAGGCATATTTTGAGCCTTGTAGTGCCGTTGTTGATACAAGTGTATCTCCAGCAATCGCAAGTAAGACCAAGTTCCAATTGCCTTTCGTACCAACCACAGGAAATGGTCGAAATACTCCAATCGGATTGAGCCTTTTCCAAACGGTATCAAATGGTCGTATTGATCTTCCAACCAATCGCCCTGACCTTGTGAAAGCATATTGGGGGTATTCAGCTCAAGATGCTATGGACAGAGGAGAGGTCGCAATCGTTTCTGTAGATCACGAAACATCCACCATCACTCTCAAAGATCCAATCCCAACGGGTGCGAGTGTTTGGGCTACCCTTTACTACAACACTATCCAAGACACAGAAACATCAATTGTATGTTCTGTTGCGGGTATCTCAGGTGTGGGAGAGTATTCACTCCAAGATTCCAATGGAAATCCCATCCACATCCCACAATTCGTTGAGAAATCAGCAAGTTTGGCTACGGTCACAGTAAATTTCCCAAGTGGTTCTGAGTTGTTGAGTGATGTTCGTTTTGAAGCACCACATGTGGGAACAAATTTCAAAGGGCAAGTTGAGGAGATCGTAACGGTCACTTTCACAAGCACAGAAGATACCCCCGCAAAGTATGCTCTCAAATCTGTATCTCCTTTCGCTTTCATTAGTGGAAACTCGGACACTCTCAAGCTGAATGTTAATAGTTCAGACAAGACGATTGAGCTCAACACCTCTTTTGAGGCACATCTTTTGGGTGATGAGATTGTTTATACCAATGCAGGATATACCGCGTTAGAGATTTCTGCTGGTGTGAATGACAATCTTGTATTGACCATTGATGGACAACAAGTAGATGTAACATTGACCGCTGGAACAGGAAAAGCGGCAAGTGATTTCGTGTCAGATATCAATACCGCTGTTGATGCTGTCAATCCGACCTTTACAGGGCTTACCAAGTTCCTTGTTGGCTTTACGATTGTTAATGGTGTTAATGACGAATTGACTTTCAAGTTGAGTTCAGGAGATGTAACGATTACTCTTACCGCCGCAACTTATTCTACAGCTTCTGATTTGGTAGATCACATCAATGCTATAATTGCGGCAGAGGCTACGGGAAAAATTGCTAAACTCACAGGCAATAATACATCTTCGGCTACCGATCCAACAGAGGCTCGTATTGAGGCAAGTGTTAATACATTAGGACAGATCGTATTCACCTTTGCTGAAAGCAACACTCCAAGTGCCACCTCTTGTTCTTTCAACACCTCAGAAAAACTTGCACAACAAATCGGTTTGGATGCCTCTGTCATTACCTTTGACGCTGATTATGTTGCAGCATCTTTCGCCTCTATTACAGGAACAGGTTCTGAAAAATTCCACGATAGATTGATCTTGAAGAATCGTATCGAGCCAAAAGGCTACATCGGTATGGCTCAGAGTGGTATCTCTGTGGATGTCTGTACGGCAATCTCAGAACTAGGACTCCAAAGAGGGGATTATGGTATCGCTTCTACAAGTGCTGTCGTAAAAGCCGCTACTGTCATTGGAGAGATTGGTCTTTCAGGAACACAAGATGCCGTTGATTCTGATGTTCTTGTGACTCTCTATCAATCAGGTGGAACAACTCCTCAGAACAATATTTTCAAGTTGAATGTAGATGGAACTCCTTTCACAATTGAGTTGAAAGACAACGCGGGTTCATCAATCACAAGTGGTTCAAGTGCAGATGTTAAGTTCGAGATCATTGTTTCTCAATTGAACACAGCCATTACAAATGCGACAGTCACACGAGAAGGTTTCTCTATCCGTATCACCTCGAATACAACAGGAGCTTCTTCTGCGGTTATCATTGGTGATGGAAACGCCAACAACACTCTTGGATTCTCTCAGAATCAATCAGGTTCTCGTTCTTTGGTTTCTACCTCTGAACTTGTTTCTTGTATCGCTGGAGATGGTGATTGGACAGGGTTGGTTCAACTACTTGAAGATGAGGCTGGCACAGAGTATGTGTTCCTCCAAAGCACAACCACAGGGACAAGTTCTAATGTTTCTGTTTCTTCTGCAAGTGGAAACACAGCTCTCCGACAAGGCACAAACTTTGTTGATGAGGCAGGAGATGGTGCCGTCGGTGAAAGTGGTGTATCGGGATTTGTTGTTTCTTCTTCCGATAGTTTTGATGGCTCAGGTTCGGTCAATAACTCTGTTCTTTCAGGAACGGGTGTTGGACAAGATGGTGTCGTTGGACAAACCTATCGTGACCTTGTTACGGGCTTGACCTTTACTGTACTCCCACGAGATACAGGAACGGCTTATCCAAGTGGAGGCACATTGACTTTCCAAGTTTCTAAGTCTGCCACTACCGATGCCAACATTCCTGTATATGCAATCGCTGGTGTTGCTCTTTCTGTGGCGAATACATCTAATGTTGTTGTGGGAGATAGTGCTGTTGTTTCTACTTTCAAGAGAACAGGTGCTCAACCTGAAATTAGCGACAACTACTTTGTATCGTACAACTATGCAAAGCAAGATTTCCAACCAAGAGTATTCACAAAGTTTGGTACGGTCGAATCTCTTTATGGAGAACTTGATCCTAGCAATCCATTAACATTGGCTTGTTATCTTGCTATGACAAATGGTGCTAGTCTTGTTGGTATCCAACAAGTTCAAAAGGATGAAATGTTGATTGGTGGTTCGTTCGCTCAAGCGAGTGTGACCAACTATCGTGATGCCGTTGATTCTCTCGCTGGAACATTACAAGGTGGAATCTCAGCCGATATTCTTATTCCATTGAGAGGAGATAGCCTAGAGCTCTATAAGTATATAGCTCGACACGCCAATCTCCAAAGTTCTATTCGTTATCGTTCAGAGAGAACTGTTATCGCAGGTTTCGCTGCAGGAACACAGAGAGAAACAGCACAAAATTGGGCTAAGGCAATCCAAGAAACTCGTTTCCGATTGGTTTATCCTGACATTGTATATGTCACAACGACAGATCAATTTGGAAATGACACTCAACATCTTGTAGGTGGGGAGTATATGGCAGCGGCTCTTGCTGGTCTTGTTGTTTCTCCAAATAGAGATGTGGCGACTCCTTGGACTAACTCTCGATTGTTCGGATTTGATAATCTTGCTCGTGTAAGTGACGCGGTTCAGAAGAATCAACTCGCAAGTGCGGGAATCACCGTTATCGAAGATGCCAATCCAGCTCTCAAGATTCGTCATGGTCTGACAACCGATATGGCAAATGTTCTCACAAAGACACCTACTGTCATTCAGATTGCAGATGAGGTACAACAAACTTGTCGTGTTGCTCTCGACAAGTTTATTGGAATCAAATTCCTTCCCGGAATCCTTTCTCAAGTTGAGGGTACTCTCGCTATGACAATGAAAGAGTTCGTTCGTCAAGAGGTCATTACAGCCTATACAGGTATCAAGGCGAATATTTCTCCTGACGATCCAACGGTCGCAGAGGTTGAGGCATACTATCAACCTGTGTTCCCATTGTTATATCTTGTTGTGACATTCAATATGCGAGCAAGTTTGTAATCATAAAGATTCAGATACACACAAAGCCTCTTGGATTCTTTCAAGGGGCTTTTTTTATGTCAAAGCGATCTCTAATGGATAGATTGTCGGTACTGTTCTATACAATAAAAATCTATTGGAGAAACAATGAAGTTTATGTCTTTTTTTAGTGGGATTGAAGCAGCTTCTGTCGCTTGGAAGCCACTAGGGTGGGAATGTGTAAGTGTGAGCGAGATAGACGAGTTCGCAAGTGCTGTTCTAGCCCACAGATACCCAAATGTACCAAATCTCGGTGATATCACCAAAATATCGGAGGATAAATTAAATGAAATCAAACGAAAGCACAACGGAATCGATCTTATCATTGGAGGATCTCCTTGTCAGTCCTTCTCAATTGCAGGACTCAGAAAGGGACTTAAAGACCCTAGAGGCAACCTTATGCTTGAGTACGCTCGAATCGTCCATACCATCCGTCCAAGATTCTTCATATGGGAAAATGTTGTCGGTGCTTTATCCACAAACGGAGGACGAGATTTTGGAACACTCCTCACAACAATGGCAAAATTCGGGTATCGTCTCCAATGGCGAGTGCTGGATGCTCAGTTCTTTGGAGTCGCCCAAAGAAGGCGTCGAGTCTTTCTTGTGGGATATCTTGGAAACAAACCAAATTGGGACAGAATACTATTTGAGCCCAATTGCGGCAAAGGGAATCATACGGAGAGCCAAAACGAATGGGGTGACGATTCATCCGAAATTGAGGACAGCCTTGATGGAGATTATTCAGAACGAGAGCTGAGTCTTTCTGATATGCTTTTCGGTGGCTCAAATGAGGTTGAAGAAGAACCACAAGAATCACAAGAACCACAACCTAAAAAAGAAAATCCTTTTGTGTTTCCAAGTAATTGGCATCCAAACGAGGGAGAACACACCAATGTTTCTCCAACTCTCACAACAAAGGGCTCTGTTCGAGTAGTTGAAAATGATCAAGATGGTGTGTGGTTTCTTCCAACAACACAACCGAATGGTGTGACCTTGTTTCGGAAAACAAACATATCTTCAACCCTTGTAGCCGCTATGGGTGGCGGGGGTGGACATATCCCTAATGTGGTGGAAAATAAAACTTGGGTTATGGCAAGTTTGCACAACAATGATGTAGCAGGTTTTAAGGCTTCAAATGTATCTCCCACACTCCTTGCCACTATGTCACACGATGTCGTTCCAAGAGTTTTTGATGAAGAAAAACCTAAGTCGGTTTGGATAATGCGAAATAGCCTTGTGGGTGGCATACAAGGGTTTGGTCTTTCTAGTGTATCTCCCACACTCCTTGCTGGTATGGGTCTTGGGGGGAATGTTGTACCCATGCTCCTAGATGAAACTTCACAAGAAGATATACCAAAGGTGTTCATAACAAGAGGGGATAATTGGGGTGCGATTTCTTGTGGTCGATATGACCATGTGGCACCAACGCTTGTTTGTTTTGTGGGTTCTCGTCCTGTTATTATAGACGAGAAACCAAAGCCTTTCGTTATGGCAAGTACCAACTCAAATGACATATCAAATGCAAAACACTCCAATGTTGCACCAACCTTATGCACTTTTGTTGGACAGAAGCCAATGATCCTAGAAGA